CCCCGAGTGCTTTCACCGCCGCCGCCCACATCTGTTCCGCAATCGTATTCGGCGCTCCTTCGTAGTCGATCCCGACCGCATTCTCCTGTGGCCAGCTCTCAATTCCAAACGAACGGGCGCCAGGCACGTCGACGGTCTCGGGCACCTGCGCCTGCCGGACAAACTCACCCGTCGCACCACCAGCCGCGGCGATGATCGGCATGGCAAGCCATCCGGCGGGGAGTACGCGTGCGCCTCCCTTCAGAACAGGCGTCGCCAAGCGCCGGGCGACCCCCCACAGGTCACGGCCAAGTGTCGCGACACCGGCCCCACCCTCCGCGAGATTCTCGCGCGTGAAGAATCCTGGGGGGTTCATCGCTGTAAAAATAGCGTCAACTTCCTCCTCGGTCGGCCCACGGGGGTCGCCGGTGTACGACACCTGAATCCCACCCCGTTGTGGATGCCCAGGCGGAAGCGGCTCGGTCCCGCGCTTGCCTGTGAGGTTCGTGCCTGTAAACGACGGGTCTGCCTGCTCCTGGGTCGGATAGATCCAGCGTCGGTGGATCTCGTCCTCTGGTGACGGCGCTTCCTGGAGCGCGGCGGCCCGTGCGAGGACCGCCTCGACATAATGCTGCGTCTCAGGAAACGGCGGGACACCAGACGCCCGGTCCACCGCGCCCGGCCCAGCGTTATAGGCTGCCGTCGCAAGCCGCTGATCGCCGTGATATCGCTCAAGCAGCATGGCAAGGTACTGGATGCCCGCGCGCACATTCTGGGGCATATCAAACGGGTCGGTGACGTTATACTCCTCGGCGGTCGCAGGCATGAGCTGCATCAGCCCGCGCGCCCCGGCCGGCGACCGTGCGCGTGGATCGTAGGACGACTCGTGTTCGAGAACCGAGAGGGCTAACGGATAGGGCACGCCCAGCGCCTCGGCGTTCTGTCGCACAAGGTCCCGAATACGCTCCTGCTGTTCGTTCGCCATTAGCGTAGCAGGCCGCCGACCCGAGGACTTTCACGCTGAGGTCTTCTGGACTGTGGGGGGGCGACGAACGGACTCGCGTCGCCCACCGAGGGAGTCCGCCACCCAGCGACGGGGGGAAGACGCCCACCGCCGAGCGTGGGATCGGCCGTCGCTGCCTCAGACATGAACAACCTCGTCCCCGGAGGGGTCGATCTCACCGCACGATCTCGCATCGCCTCCATCTGACGCTGTTTTGGATCAAGCACCGTGAAGACGCCGTGCTTAATCGCCAAATACTGATCAGTAAAGTCTCCGAAAATATGGTCAAAGGCTCTTTTCGTCAGCCCCGCCGTCGCGCCCAGGCCGACAAGCATCTGCTTCGCACGCTTGACATCATCTTCAGTCTTGCGCCCACGCTCCCCGCCCAGTTCGGCGAACAACCCGGCAAAGGCATTCCGCAGCCGCGCAAAGTGTTGCAGATCGTCAGAGGCTCTCGACTGCATACGGATCAACTCATTGCGCTCAGCATCGGTGAGTCGCGCCTTGCGCGCCGCCGAGTCCGTAATCGCCGCTGCGCGAGCCGTTCTCTCTGCGTCAGTGATCTCAGGTGTCCCTGGGGCCGCAATTTCGCGAGGATCGAGGAAATACTCCGTCCCAAACCACGAGTCCACCGTTTGCCCCAGGGCCTTGAGTCGTGCGATGAATCGAACATCTTCGGTATTGAGCGAATAGGCATAGTCCGCCATCTGCATGGTGACATTGGCCAAGGGAATCATCTGTGCAAGAAACTTTTTATTGGACTCGGTGAGGTTTACCACCGAGACACCACCCCATGGTGCCGGCATCATGCCGCCCAACGGCTCAGACTGAAACAACTCGTGCATCGGATTCTCTGGATCCAGAGAGGAGTGGGCCGCCTCCGCTACCATCTGTTCCGGCGTCGCCCCCGATCTGATTTGCGCCGCGTTCCGCGCAGACGAACTCGGTCCTGTCTCGTAGGGACCAGGGGACCCCGTCTCTCCGACCATGCCACCGGGCAGCCCGTATGCCAATTCCGGCATATTCGCTTTCGCCCAATCGACGAGCCACGGATTCGTCGCGATGGACATATTCATATACGTTGTGCGGTCGTTTCCGGCGTTATCGGTAAACGTGACCGCTGTCGGGGTTGCGCGCAGCATAGTATTGACCGAATCAATCATCGCATCGCGGCGCTTCTCAAACGCCTCATACTCCTCGGTTGCTTCCAGCGGCCGGAGTGCCCCCTGAAGGCCAGGCAGTCCGGTCATCCCGGCAAATAAATGCAGGCGCTCTAGCCCCTCATCATATTTCCGTGGCGCGCGCATCGCGTAATCAGGCATCGTCGTCCCAGACGTGAACCTTTGCGGACTGATAATGCCTGGTTGCCCAGGAGGCACCGGCGCACCCGCGCCAGCGTGGCTAACCCACGGGAGCGGACGACGCGCCAACGGATCGGAGACGAACGCGCCCCCTCGTTTACGATGGCGGAAGAACGGACCCGTTTGGTCGGACGGCGAGGTCCGCGCACGCGGATCCGCTCGATCGCGACCCACACTGGGCTCCGGCATCCGACCAATCGTGCCAGATGTGATGGGCTGGAACAGCGGTTCCTTGCGTGTCTCGCCAAGCTGTCCCGGCCGGGGAAGCACGCGCGTCAGCGGCGCTTCTTGAGCGTCCTGATACAACGACAAGAACTCTTCAAGCGCCTGAGATTGTCGACGAAGCTCCTCTGCCTGGGCTAACTGATACTCTCGTAACGGAGCCGCTTGGTACATGGGGAGAAACCCCTCGACAAATCCTTTGAGGGCTTCCCCGATTCGTCGTCGTTGTGCCATCGCTGCTTATCCTCGACGTGGACGCCGTACCCCGGTCATGCCGCCGAGGGACCCCGGCTGTCCAATCCCTGGTATCCGCGCGAGAGCAGCCGCATCCCCAAACTGCTCTACCCCTCCGATGGGGCGCAGTGACTCGTGCGGCATCGGGGCCGCTGGCGGCAAACTCGGTGGCGCGCCGATCGGCCCCCCAGGCTGCCCCCCACGTTTCGCGCGGCGTGTCTGTCCCGTGCGACCCGTTGACCCACGCCGTCGCACACGCGGACGCTCGGTGCCAAACGACAGCTTGGGTGTGCGCGTCGCCCTCGGCGCCTGATCCGGTTGCGGGGACCCCTGTCGCGAGGGTGCCTCGTCAAAAGCCTGAAACTCACCAGTATAGGATTTAAAAACGGCCATCCGTATTCTCGTCGTGCGTCATTATTTCGGCCCCCAGCGACCAGAGAAGTCACGGCGGCGAGACTTGAGAAACTGGCTCGCCAACTTCTTCTCCTCGTTGGCACGCGCTGTATCTGCCGAGACGTCGGAAATCGCCGCCCCTGCACTCTGATCGAGTTCCTTCTTGAGACGACGTTCTTCCCGCTTCAGCCAGTCCTCCTCAAGAGACAACCCATGAGAAAACCCAGACCCGATTCCGCTGAGCAGCGACGACAGACCACTGGGATCTCTCCGGCGGAACGCCCCCTCCTGCGCCCCGCGTCGTCGCCGCGTCGTTACATAGTCAGCCGCCATGAGTCTTATGCCTGCGTTCCACTAACGTAGCCCTCAGCCGCCAACGCCGTGGCCTTAAAGTACTCCTGGAGAAGCGGCAGCAGAAACTCAAGACGCCCCTGTTGGAGGGCCGCCATCGTTTTGTCGCGTTCGAGGCCGTATTCGGCCAAGAACTGGTTCCAGGCCATATTCCGGTCAAGCACGTTGAGCGCCGCGTCCGTCCGCATCTCCTGCACACCCGTCAGCGCGTTCACCGACTCCACGATATTGCGGCTTTGCTCGGTGGTGAGGGCCGTTCCCTGCTTGACGGCCTCAAGAAGACGGGCGTCCTGGCGCTGCGCCCGATCGAGCGCAATGTCGGTCTGGAGTTCCCGAGCGCGTTGTTCACGCTGGTCCGCCGAGAGTCGTTGCGCGAGCGCCTGTTGGTTCAGGTGCCCCATCGCCTCGCGGTATCGGACATCGGCCCGGTCGCCCTCCTCAAGCGCGATACGCTGCGCGGCCTCGGTATACATCGGGGCGAGTTGGGTTTCCAGGCGGGCCATGTAGTCCTGCTCAGGACCCTGACCGAGTAGCCCGCGGTCGGCCATCGTCGCCTGTCCCTGCGCGAGTTGCGCGGCACGCAAGCGATCGAGCGGCGACCGTGCAGATTCCAGTTGCATCGCCAGGCGTCCCTCATCGGACGGGAGTACACCGCCGCTCGCGAGCAACGCACGCAGCGACTCCTGTGATTCCGCTTCTAGCGGCGTCGGGGGCGTCACCCCACCGGCGCCCAAGATATCGCTCAAGCTCCGAAAGATTGTCGCTTCGCCTTCGGTCGGCGCCTCGGCACCCCGCGACCCGAGAATGTCCGAGATCGTCTGCTCTGTTTGTGCGGTAAACGGTGTGGGGGCTACCCCACCGTGGATCAAATTCTCCAGGGCCAGATTCGCCTTCCGGGAGAGCGGGTCCGCACCCACCTCCTCGGTGTACATCTCTTGGTAGGCCGGCGGGATGATCGGGGCGCTCGCTGTATCGTACGGAATCTGCCCCAGAATGTTCAGGAGCGCCGACCCTGGATAGGGGTCGTACCCGCTCAAGGCCCCTGGTTGAGACAGAACAGACGATCCACCGCCACCGAGCGTCGGACCTCCTGTGCCATTCCCACCTGCCCCGCCAGCACCACCACCTCCATCGCCACCACCGTTTCCGCCGTTGCCACCGGACCCAAAGGCGCGTAACGCATAGGGGAGCGGGTCGTCACTCCCTGGGGCATAGATATTGTAATCAGGAATCCCTGCTGCTGCGGTATCTGCGGGATCGAGTCGTGTCGTATAGCCGCGCTCTGTGAGCGCCTGGAGGATTCCGGGAGTCTGTTCCGCCACCGAAAACCCACCCATCCCCTCAGTCGGCCATGCTGGAAACGAGGGGTCCACCTGAGTCAGATAGTCAACGTCGGTATAGTCCCGATAGTCCGGGTTAATATCCCCTGGGCGAAACGCGAGGCCATACTCGCCACCCACCGGCGCTATCGCGTCAGGAATCTCCAAGGGCGCCATCGTCGCGGTGCCATCCCATGGCTCAAACCCGAGCGCACTTCCAATCCGTGCCTCGTCACCCGGGTTGCGTTGGAGAAAATCAGCAATTTCCGGGTGTTGTTTCGGGGCGTACTGCGATCTCCAGTCGTTTGCCATGATCGTTACACAACCGCTCCGCCAGGACCGGTCGAATCATAGATATCGCCGCCACGCTGACGAGCAATCCCGGAGGGAGGCAGCAAACGCGGACGACGGCCCCCGGTGGGGAAGGCCCCTCCCACGATTCTCCCTGTATTGTCCTGGGGTCCTGGCCCTGGAGTTCCGAGCGTGGGAAGTGGCGCGTTCGAGACATAGTTCCCCAAACTGTCAAAGTTGGCTCCGAGGAACGACAGCGCCTTCTGCATCTCCGGCACGCCGCTCAGCGACCCCCCATACGTCGGGAGTGGCGGCGCCGAGACCGCCCCCGCCGGGAACGCGGTCGCGCCACGTCCGACCGCACTCAGGATGTCCGCTCCGTCAGCGGACGGTAACGCCGCCGCAAAGGGCGCCGACTCTCCCCACGAGACGCCAGGCCGTGTCAGAAGTTCCGGGCGTGGGACGGCAGGATCCGTCCCGTAGACCCCCACAGTGACGGGTCCCGCCCCCTTAAAGATCGGAAGCGTATTGGCAACATACGAACTGGGGAGAGAGACCGGGCTCGCGGCATATTGAGTCGCCGCCGCCCCGAGACGTCCGAGACCCCCAAGGGCCCCCGCAAAGAGCGATTCGGGATGCAATCCCCGGTCCAAGGAAAGTCCGCCTGGCTGGCCAAACCCCAGCACGTTCGTCCCTTCTGGTCGGCCGCCGCCTAAATAGCCGCCCAGAGCATTGATGCCCGCCATTGTCAGCGGCACTTCCATCCCACTCATTGCGATAACTCCTTGAGAAATGTTCGGCGTGGCACCTCAACATAGTGGAGGCGCTTCGCCAGTGCCAGCCCGCGTGGATTATCCGTATCAACCGAAATCAGAAAATGTTTCACACCCAATTCCTGAGCATGACGTTCGGCAAACTGTGCCGCCGCGAGACTCTGGCGGCGATAGGGTGGTGCAATATAGAGATGGGGCTGCCCAAAGGACCGGTCGGGAGTCATATTCGTCAAGCCCGTGAATCCGATCGTCTCGCTGCCGGAGTCAATCATCTGAAACAACGCCTGCTGATTACTCGCCGCCTGCAAGAGCGCCGTCATGGCGATCGTCAGTGCCACACCATCGGGAAGGGTCGTACCCATGAAGGCTTCAAAGCCCTTCCGGTCAGCCTCGTACCACCGCAAGACGCGGGGCGGGTCACCCGTCGCATAGTGACGCAATCGAAGCTCCGCAGCGTGTCCGTTACCCGTCCCCATTTTCAGTATATCATTCGCTGACAGCCAACGTAATCATCCCACGCAGATCGACATTATCCGTAATACTGGACGGCCACGCGGCATGATCCGTCCGGAAGCAATAGAGCTTATCCGTCCCTCCGGTGGTGATGTAGCCTTCCGTATCAACCGACCCCTTGATGGTCAACGGCCCTGTATACGTCGTCGTTGTTGCCGACAGCCCCTTGGGGAGCTGGATCTGGAGTTGATTCCCCATGCTGCTGGAGGTCGTGGTGTCCTCCAGGAAGAAGTTCACCACAAGAAACTGGCCGATTTTAATAAAGTCATACTGCTTCTGGTCGGCGCTCGCCACGGTCCAGGTCCCGGTATTGGCCGTGAAATTGCCGGCCGCAAAGGGGGTACTCTGCCACGCGAGTTCCTGCTGAATCCGTTGAAGCCGTCGTCGGGTATCGAGGGCAGCGAAATAGAGGGATCGCATCGCCCGTTCCGTCACCGACCCGGATTCCTCCCGTATCCGCGCAAAGTCGGGAGTCGGAAAGTCGAGAGGGATGTTCGATCTAGCCATACGGACTCTCTGGCCACTCCTCGATGGGAGGGCACTCGCACGCATGAACATGCGTCTGATGCCTCACGCACCAGTAGTTCTCACAGTCCTGACAGGGCATCCAGATGGCTGTCATATGTTACGGCTTTCCCCGCACCCCCAACCTTTTGAGCAAGTTGTCTATGAATGCATCGGTCTCGGCGTATAGCCGAGGTTAATCGCGGGGGCCATTGCTACTCTATATCTCCTTGGCCTTTACTCCACCGACGTAGCGAATCGTCTCCGTATTTGATGTTATCTTCGATTATTTGAGATGCGTCGACTTCATTGGATAGATTCAGAGCCTTCTCTACGCTCTTTTTGTCAGGAAAAATACGGTCCAAACTAAGGTTTTTATGCTTCACCTTCGACATTAAGCGTGGATGGGACTTAATTAAGCGTTCAAAACCTTCTGTATCGTCTGGGTCAAGGTCATTAAGTTCCCCACGCAACTCCCGTAAGAGCCTCTTTTGAGACGATAACGACCGAGTCGCTGCATTAACATTCCGTCGCACCTGTCCTAGGTAAAAAGCAAATGGCGCAATAGCTTTAAGTGGAGACACTGTCGCCGCAAGCTCTCCCAGTTCCTGCATCGAGGGGCGCTGCTCCCAAATGGGCTGGGTCCTGGCCAACGGGTCAGCCCCCACGATGGCTCCCGTCACAAAATCCGCGAGTGAGCCAATCGCTGGATCGACCACATCCGCCACGCCATAGGCTGCTCGCCACGCCGCATCCGAGATCCCAGGTTGTGCCGCTGTGCGTCTCACCCTCAGCGCCGCCTGCTCCCGTTCGGCCCTCGCATTCGCATACGCCTGCTCCTCCTCCGACAACTGAGGCAGCTTCCGTCTGACCACCCCTTTCACCCCGGTTTCCCAGGATGGGTCAAACACGCTCGTCTCCAGCATCGGCTCCCACGGATATGGCCGATCGGCTGCATCTTTGGTCCGGCGTTTTGCCATTGGCTAGGCATTCCGCCGGCGGATCTTTCCGAAGGTCTGTGCGAGGCGTGCGCGACGCTTCGTGGTCGCACTGGCCCTGGACCCGGGCGCAAGCACATCCCTTGCGAAGGCCGCCGTGGTTTTCCCCGCCCGCTGTGCCTGTGCGGAGAACGCCCCCTTCTTAAAACTCGGGCTGCTCGTCATCTCCTGGATCCATTGTTTCGCCATTACTGCAATCTCCGCGTTGCCCCCGGTAAGACCTGATAGCCCAAGGTCATCCCTTCCAAGCTCCAACTGCCGTTCTGGGCATCATCACTGATGCGGATCCGACACCCAACGTCCTGCACAAAGTCTCCGTTGGTGCCTTCGAGATTGATAATGCGCTGCACGCTGTCATAAGGAACCGTGATATTGGAACTCTCTGAGGTGTCAATCCCGTTGCCATCCGAGGTGATGAGCTGGAGGCCGAGTGGCTCAATCGACTTACTTGCACTTCCTCGACCGACCGCTTCGTCCGAGGCGCTCCCTGACATCCATTCAACGGTGAGGGTCACGTCAGAATCGGCCTCGGCGACGATATCCAACCACCGGAACCGCTTGGTGAACGCCATGAGCTGCTGCGGGGCTCGAACGCTCCACGAATTATCAGTCCCGTAAATTACCTTCGTCATCCAGCGTGCCGGGATATCCGACCCATCGAAACTGTCGCCATCGAAGAACTCGTAGCAGAAGCCGCCTTTTGAGGTCTGCGCTTCGCCGGTCAACACCACCTGTGTATCACTAGACGTTTCCACTGTGGTCGAGGCCGACATCGGCATATCCGGCCAGACATACCAGACACCCCAGCGGTAGTTCCAGACCACGGCCTGATTACACTCGGCGTCATCGCCGGAGGTTGTCGGTCCCGCCCAGAACCAGATCACATGCCCGTTTTCAATATCATGCACGGCATGGACCTTCGTCCGCTGCGCGTACAAGGCCGTTCCCAGTGTGTTCTTCACAGGCGTGGAGATAATGACGTCGTTATTCCCATCAAAGAGGCGGATATCGCCCAAGGGGGTGAAATATGCCTGCATCACTCGTGGGGTCGTGACTTGTTCTCCTGACGCATCGGTATAGACCGCGCCTGCCGGGACCTGGACAATCGACCGATGTGAGACCGCACCAATGACCGCGTTGGACTTGGTACGGACCCAATCCATCACGTCAGAGACGATTTGCCCGGTGCCGCTGACCGTCCAGATGGATCGTTCAAGGAATACGACCAACATTCCCTCGAAGTCGCCCACAAGCCCGGTGACGACATCCCCAACGGAGCTTTGATCGGTAAAATCGAGGTAGTTATGGGCCCCCACCTGATCGGGTGTCCCTGGATCGGACCAAAAGACACGCCGAGGATTGGTGTCCGTGCGTCCCCACCAGAGGCGCTGTTTATGCGGTTCACAAAAGTAACTGCCGGTGGCTGGGGCATCGCCGTGTTCCTCCAGGAGGCGGTGTTCGAGAATGTCGAGGTCCGACGCATTGTCGGTATAGCTCGTTGTCGTCCGCCCATCAATAAACGTGACGAAATAATAATTTGTGCCGGTGCCCGTCGTCCGATACAGCTCGTAGCCGGTAATATCGGTGTCTGAGTCGGCGGTCCAGGAGAGATTGGCCTTCTCGTTCTGGAGTTGAATGACATTAGAGGTCACCGAGCCCGGAGATCGTGCTTCCGCGGCATCGAGGCTGACCATTTTCCAGGTGTAGGACCCGTTTAGTTGCCCGGCGGCGGTATTGACGGCGGCGGTAATCGTGGGGGACTTGCCACTCGCCGCAACCGTGGCGAGCGACGATCCATTCCAGACACGCGGCGCCACGACACCATCGGCAAAGAAGAGATTGTTGTCGACCTGCGCGAAATCAGGAATACGTCCAACGGACCCGGAGCCGAAATCGGCAATGAACGTCCACGCCGCCCCGTCGTTCGTGCTGTACCAGAGTTCGCACTCGTTCGATCCGTCGTCAAAGAGTCCCAGAAGCTGACGGGTAAAACTCGCCCCCGTCTGCCGATAGGCGCGCAGCGATCGAAGGCGTGTCGCACTCGCGCCCGTATTCGTGGTGACCGCCGAGCTGTTCTGTTTGCTGTAGCCGAGGATTTTCTTCGCCCGCCCGAGTTTGTCAATCCAGAGATTCCGACTCCCGCTGGAGGAATAGATCGCGGGTAACGCGACCGAATGAATTCCCTCCTGCGTGCCGAGAAAGACAGAAAAGACTTGTGTCTGGATGGGATACGCCATCGCTAGGCACTCGTCTCGCGGGCCGGCTGCTCACGGGCCACACTCAGTTGCATTCGCAATCTTTCGTGTGCAAGTTGGTCTCGAAACCCCTCACGGGTGAGCCCGATCCACCAACTCGACGCGGGCCGAAAATGGCGCGGTGCCGGTGGCATGGCACTGTTGGCGTTATAGAAATACGGGTCGTCTCGACCAGGCTGCTCAGGAGGCATTAGCCGCTGCTTCCAAGGCGGCAATGCGTGACGCGAGTGTCTGATTCTCCGACACCAGCTCTTGCACGGCTGCCAGCGCCACCGAGGCAAGGTCCTTCGCACCAATGCCTGGATCAAAGACCTCCGGGTCGCGCCCGAGCGAAAATAACGTATACCACTCCTGGGCCGTGGGTCCGGCATGGGTTTCCCCCGCCTTTCCTGGAGGGAGGTCTTTCTGGGTATACACCCCGGTGTTCAAATTAGTGAGCTGATCCAGCACGCTGCCGCCGATATGTTCCTGGATGGTCCCGAGATATTCCTTCGCGTCCTCGTCGGAGGCATCCGTCCAGACACCCGCCGCCGTCAAAGACGCGGTGGCGTTCGTGCCTGATGATGAGTTGTTCATGGTGCCGAATTTGAACGATGAATCGGTCGTTCCAGCACTAACGTCGTCAAAGTTAAAGTCAACCCGATGAGTATTCCGAAACGTCGCCCCATCATCACGCGCATACACATGGATGCGACCTGGCTGGTCATTATCGCCAGGAGAGGCAGAGGCTTGACGAATGTTGATTGTGCAGCCGTTATCGTCGTCTCGTACCGACTCAAAGATTGCAACGTGATTCGAGGTCGTCGCTGCTGCCAAGATCCCGTCACTCGTCGTAACCCCGGTCCCGCACAGTGTGCGCCCAGCGGTCGTCAAGGTGGAATCCAGTGTGGTGGCCCCGGTGACATCCAGCGTCCCGCCGAGGTCGACATTCGTCGGCAGACGGGCATTCGCAATCGTGCCCGCGAGTTCACCCGCCGGAACAGCGGTCATGTTCGCCGCGCTCAGGTCATCAATAATGGCCGAACGAAGTGGGCCGTTAATCTTCCCGTCTGTCCCGACCAGCGCCACGTTGCCGGTGCCGACATTGATGCCCCCACCCACATCGAGGGAGGACGCGCCGGTCCCACTCACAGTTAAGCCGGTGAATTGGGGACTGTCTCCCGTGCCCACCCCGATACTGGTACGAAGCGTGGCTCCGCTTTCCGCGACTGGATCACCTGATCCATCGCCCACGATCATCTCGCTATCGGCCAGGACCGACATCGGTGTAATCGCCCCACTCCCACTCCCGAGCAAGACCCCTCCATCCGTTAGGGAGGAGACACCGGTCCCACCGTCTGTCACTGGGACATCCGTCCCGCCAGCCCGATAGATGGCATTTCCCTCAATCGAGACATTCCCGGCACTCGCACGGGTCAGCGTCGTGTCGCTCGCATGACCTAATTCAATCCCAGTAAATTGCGGGCTATCTCCCGTCCCTACACCTACGCTAGTGCGGAGGGTCGCGCCACTCTCAGCTACGGGGTCGCCCGATCCGTCTCCGACAATCATTTCGCTGTCGGCCAAAACGGCCATCGGCGTAATGGCACTACTACCACTCCCCAGGAGAACGCCGCCGTCAGTGAGCGACGACACCCCGGTGCCCCCATCGGTGACCGGCACATCGGTGCCCCCTGCGCGATAGATGGCGTTGCCTTCAATGGACACATTGCCTGAACTGGCACGGGTCAGGGTGGTATCGCTCGCATGGCCGAGATTGATCGCCGTGAACTGGGGGCTATCTCCGGTCCCGACACCAATACTCGTCCGTAACGTCGCGCCACTTTCAGCCACCGGGTCCGTCGTGCCATCACCGACAATCATCTCTCCGTCGGCGAGGACAGCCATTACCGTTACCGCACTCGTTCCATTTCCGAGGAGGACTCCTCCATCGGTGAGCGAGGTCGCCCCGGTACCACCCTTGGAGACGCCAACGGCGCTACTCAGATTCGCAGGGTCGATATAGTAGCTACCGGTTTGCCCATCGAGCTTGTCAGCGTCAAGGTTCGCCACCAGGGCCGCACCAGACACCACCGCAAACGGGGCATTCGTGCTGCGACTGAAAGTATGCAACCCGGTGATCGTGTAGGCATTCTCCTCAGTGACAAGCGTATTGCCACTTAGATCCGCATCGGTGTTGGTGACTTCAATATCGGCCATGTTCCGATCCCATCATTGTCGACCGAGACCGATCGACTCCAGATACATAAGATACCGCCTCACATCGTCCTCTGTCGCCCGACCGCGTTCTGGGTCGAGTACAGGGCTGAGGAGTCCCGGGCTCCGCTGAAGGGCCCGCCACACATCGTCCTCTGTCCAACGTCCGGGCCGAGGCTCGCTTCCGCCACGACGGTTCCTCTCGTAATTGCCTAATCCCTCCTGAAGATCCTCCACGGCCTCATTCCACTCACGATCATAATGAATCTGTAGCCGATTCGGATCGGGCGCAACAAGCGGATCCGCCGAGGTCGGCAGGCGTCCGGCTACGTCCCTGTCTGTTTGCGTGCCTCGTCGTCGTCGATAGGCCATCGTTACGCCTCGATATACACCAGCGACCCGTCCACCGACTGGCCGCCGCTGAGTTCCATGTTCAAGAGGGTGGCGTCGGAGGTTTCAAACCAGCCCACCGGATTGAACGGCAGCACGATGGTTTGTCCTGCTGTCGGTCCCATCTGCCCCGTCAAGGCCGTTCCGCCCGCCCCATCCTCGAAGCGAATCGTCACGGCTGTCCCCGTCATCGTGACAAACAGCGCCAGCACCCGGATCTTCTTCCCGGTGACGGCAGCCACCAGCGTATTGTTCCCGCTCGTCGCCCCGTCAATGGCGGCCCGTTTCACAAGCTGGGCATCATGCGTATCCTGAAAATCTTCCTGCTTCGACGCCATCAGGCGCTCCTATTCTGTATGGTAGTAGCGATAATCATACCCGGGCGGTCGGTCGCGGTTAAAACGCGCCATGCTCTGAATCACCGGGCCGAACACCTGCATCCCGACCTCGGTAATCGAGGACACATCGTCATCTTTGCCTGTCCGTAACATCTTGACCGCAAACTGCGCGACGGCGAGTGCGGCCATGTCGGGGTAGGCAAACGTGCCCGCCGCCGTGATGTCGTCGGCCACCTTGAGCCCGTAATACCGCACGGTATGGGTCGCATCGGGAAGTGGATCCCAGTAAATCAGCGTCCCGTTGGTGTAATACCGCCGGGGCCGTCCACTCGTTGTCGAATCAAACGCAATGGACGGAAACGTCGTCTCCTGCCCGTAGTGATCGCCGACCGGGCCGACCCGCTCAAGATCCCACGCCGGACGACCGGTGTCCGGGTCGATGAACTGGAGCCGGTCAATCCGAATCACACCCGTCGGGAACGCCGTCGTTTCCGTACTCGCTGCCGTGGTCACCGTCGCCGCAGAGGAGGCCAACGCATTGGGCTGCAACGCCATCAGCGACTCGAAGTGGTCCTGCGAGGCATTAAGCGCCCGCAACCCGAGTGTGACCCCGGTTTCTCCCGACTGAAGCTGGAGTCCCCGGTCCAGAACTTCCATCGTGTTGAGCATGGACTGTCCGGTGGCCATTTAGTCTCCCGCGTGATGTCGCACGAACTTACTGCCTGACGAGGGACCGCGCATACTCACCTGGATCTTGGTGTGATCCCACTGCGCGCTGCCAACATCCTCAATGAGTTGCGTGCGTGTCGCATCACGCGCAGCATGATCGCGCTGCGCCTCGTCTTCAATACGCGCCCAGTACTGTTTTCCCGAGCCCCACTTGAAGCCGCTCTGCTCGTAGACCGCAGCAAGCGTGCGGTCGTCAAGTGGCACATACTCCTCCGTCGAGTTTTCAACAACCAGCAGGAGAAGCCATCCAGCCGAGATCGGATGCTGAATCCGCGGACGACGATACCAGACCAGCCATCGTTCTCGAACGGGATGCCAGGTGATCTCCAGGTCGGTATGGATCGCGTGCAGTTTCTCTCGAAAGTCAGCGGGCGCGAACCGCACCCCAAACCGATTTGGATGCCAGAAGTGAAGACGCTCCTCGATCGGCGGCGGCGCGTCTTGCTGGACCGGAACCGCAAACGTCGACTCAGAGGGCATGGCTAGCTAAAGGCTTTGAGCGCGAACTCCCGCACCCGCTCATCCTTGCTCGTCTTGCAGTGACGCACCATGCGCCCACGCGCCATGTTATAGGAGGAGCGTGACTCGGGCTTGAAGTTTGTCGCCCAGCCGTCCACCGGACACTGGAGCAGCCCTTTTTCCAGGTCCTCTGTGAGCGTATCGGGGATCGGCTCGGCCACCTTGGTCCACGGCGGACGGAACGCCACTGACTCGGGATCGCGTAACGAGACGGACAGCGGTTGGCGCTCGCCCTGGTCATCGAAATAGGTCGAGACTTCCCCCGCATCGGACGTGATCCCCCCACGATGGGGGCGTCCTTTTGCGTCCCAAGCGTGCATCGTCGGAAAGCGCGGCGCCCCTCGGGTCGCCATTTCCTGCCACTTCTCATATTCGCTGAGATACCGGGTAATCACCTGCCCGACTTTCTCCACACCCGCCCACGTCACCCCGCGATGCTTTTCGAGTTCCGCGAGTTCGTAGACTTCGCCCAGTACTTCCTGGACGGTCACGGGATTGACCCCTGTCGGGGTCGGCTCGCGCAACGCTGAGACGGGCGACTCCCCGAGATGCTTGAGAAAGAACCGATTTTCTTCCAGCGAATAGCGAACTGGACGGAAAGACTCCATGCGCCTCCTTAGTAACTCGTATTCGTCCGAATGGGCTTCAGCACGACATGTACCGACCCTTCATAGGCGGTAACCGTGCCGGTGTAATTCAACGACAGTTGTTCGCCCTTATCCATCTTCCTGGCGGAGAGTGTCGAGGTGAGCGTCGATTGGACCGGCGTATTCGCCGTACTATCCAACGCCAGCGCCGAACTCAACGCGGTGGTGAGACTCGCGGGGGCGGTCCCAGAGGCCGCAATCCCCACGTCCAAGGTGGTGCTGCTGGCTCCGGCCGTGCTATGCACTTCGCGGACATCCATGATTTCATAATCCTGGTCGGCCACGAAAATGCCCGTATCCGCCGCTTCTCCTGCTGAAATTGTGTAGACCACATGCACGGGTGCAAGTTTCGCAATCGCTTTGATTCCCATCACGTCCTACTTTCTGGCGAAGTGACGGGGGAGGTTGCCCTCCCCCCACCTACTCAGTTTACGACTCGGCAACATCCTCGATCTTCGCGCCGGCGGCAGGGTTGTCGCTCAACAACTGCCCCTGCCAGTACCACGCCACCTCAAAGGTCGCGTTGGAGGTCTGACGGAAGAACGGGGTGCCATCGAACACCTCTGACACCGGACGCGGCACGGCATTCTCGCCGTGGCCGATGTAGAAATGCTTGGTGTCCATCCCGATGATGGTATTGGCCGCAAAGTACGGCTCGACATGCCACGGGTTGCCGCTGAAGCGATAGACGGTGCGACCATCGCCGCCGTCTTTTCCCTTCTGCTGCGCGCCACCCTGTCGTCCGACCCCTGACCCGCTGTCAAACGCTTTCGGCGAACTCATCGCAAAGAAGGTGTCTTCGCGCAGGAGTTCGTGATAGCGCCGGATGATGGCGAGATTCGAGACATAGGCGTTCAGTTTCGCCCCGCCCTTTTCTCGCACCGCATCTTCCAGTTGAATCAGGAGGTCTTCGGTGAGCGCCCGGTTCGTGCCACTGTTCTCCAGCACGATGGACTCCCAGAACTCGTTCCCCGCGGTACTGCGGTTGATATTACCAAAGTTGCCCGAGGGCGGATTGGCATCATCAATAATCCCGAGGAGTCCGTCCGTGTGGTAAATCGCGCCGGATTTCGTCGTATTTTCAATACAGAAGAAATCCCCGGCGGCTGTCCCACTCGGGGCCGAGCCGCTAATGGTGACGGTGCGATTTTGCACATCAATCGCGGTGACCGTCCGGGAGGCTGCCAAGTCCGTGTCATTATCCGAGGCGTCAATCAGATCGACCGTCATCCCGAGATCGATACTCGGGAGGGCGTCCACGGTAATCGTGGTCTGATTATCGGCCGCGGGCATGATCGCGAGCTTGCCGAGACCATCCGAGATGAGGTCGGCGTTGATGAGCTTGAGAATCCGCCGGCGGAAGCCACTCTCCATCATTTTCAGGGCCGTCTGGAACGCAAACTTCGAGTTCCGGGCGTCCTGGATGAGCTTCCACGACATGTTGTACAGCCCCGCAAATTCCTGGAGGCTGAACGACGCCTCGGTCGTGTCAGGGTCGATGTTCGACGGGAGCGCCCCGCCTTCGGCCAACCCACTCCACGCGCCGGGGTTTTTCACCATGATGGGCATCAAGAATTGTCCACGGCCCGCCATCGGTTTCTTCATCTTCTGGAACATGTTCCAGCAGACAACCTCTTGGTTGACCAGGTACAGCACTTGATCGACCCCGTAGGTGTATTTCAGGGCTTCAATGACATCGGTCGTACTCGCCATAAGGTAAATCCTTTCCGTCCCCTACAGCGGTGGGTCTTACTCGGACTGGCCGGGATTGAGCATGGGCCACAATTCGTCGGTGCGTTCCTCCGGCGTTTTGTAGCCGTCCGTTTTGCCACTCGTCAGCGACGATTCACCACCCGTTGACGGGAACGGCGAGGCTTTGGCCTGTGCGGCGGCCTGCCGATCCATTGATCGAAAGACTTTTTTCAAGCCCTCGATCCGTTCACGGGCGGTCGCGGGAAACTTTTCATCCCAATCGGCGCCTTCATACGAGTAGTAGACATCTCGGAGAAGATCATTGACGACCTCCTCATCCGGCAAGCCTGCTTCGCTTCGCAGCTGTACGAACCGCTGGTCCAGGTCCTGTCCCGCCTGCCGGTCGTGCGCCGTATGGACGCGCTCCCGAAGGGACTTGTAGTCCTGAACAATTTGCGCCATCGCCTGATCCCGCTGTTTGATGGCCGACTGGAGGGGTGTAATGCCCTCCGTCACCAACCGCTCCATGAGTTGGGCGGCGGTGGCCCCATCGAGATACGGCATCGACCGGAGCTGGTCCAGCATCGTCTGCTGCTGCTGCTGCCCTTGGGCCTGTTGCTGCGCGACCTGTGTCGCGGCCTGACGGGCATACTGCTGCTGCTGAAGCTGCTGAGCGTAGGACTGCAACTGCTGGGTTTGTTCCGTGCGTTGCGTTTCCCACGCTTTTCGCTCGTCGGCGAGCGCCTGTGTTTTCTTGGTATATGCGGCTTGTACGTCTGCGGGCCACGCGCCCGAGTCGTCCGCCCCACCTCCGGGGGTCTGTTCCGCTGTCTCCTCGGCCGCGGGGGCCTCGGGGACGACGGCGGGTTCGTTAAAGTCCTCTGCCATCCATCCTCCCTCTGTCGAGTGGTCCACGAGTGGAGCAGCGTTATTCGTTTGCCAACGAATCGCCACCACGTTATTCGTGGTCCGTGTTCGTCGTCACGGACATCTGGTCAGTCCTCGTAGTATCAAGGACGCGCCGGCCGTGTGTCAAGGGCTACTGGGGCGTCGTCGGCCCACGTTGCGTGTCCATCATCGCCTGGGCCAACGCCTCGGGCGCCTGCGGGGCAATGGACGCACTCGCGGCAAGCTGGTCGGTGGCGGCGTCAATCGCCTCGGCGGCGGCTTTCGCGGCGGCCTGCTGGGCGGCTTGGGCCACGGCGCCCTGGATCTGCTGTTGCTGCATCCCATCCTGCCGTCGTTGGGAGGCTTCAACGAGCAGGGTCCGGCATTTGTTCCAGAAGGCGACAAAGCCCTGTTGAATCGCGGGGCTCGCGCCCAACCATTCCGTGGTGGCCATTGACGCTTCGAGTTCGTCCATGATCACGCGCAAATTCCAGAAGGGCATCGGGACGTGGGGCGGCAGCGCCTCCCCTTGCCACAAGCGCTCCACCAGGGACAGGGCGAGCTTCCGATACTGTGATTCGCGCGCTTCGCGCCCGACATCGCCCATCTGGAGGTCGGACGCAATCTTTTCCTTGTCGATCCGCCCCGTCCGCTCGTCGATATAGAGGACCGCGAGGGGCGATTGGAGGTGTTCGCGGATCCGCGCTTCCCGGAGGGCGTGAAATTCCGGCACGAGGCTCCCGCGCTCCACCGTCACCGAATAATCGGTCCCTGCGCGCAAGATATCGGAGGTCTGGAAGACAAACACCTCATCGCGCATACTCTGATCGGTGTAATGGAGCGTGCGGAAGGGCGGATAGTACCCCTTGACCCGATTGATCCGCATATCCTTCACTTTGGCCATCCGCTGGCCAATATGCTGATAGAGATGCCCCCATTGGGTATCAATCATCTCCTGGAGCATCGGGACGGCCATCGGCCCCCGCAGTTGCCCTGGAAACTTCTGTTCCTGGAACAAGTCGACCCCGCCGGCAATCTCGCGCATCAATTTGAGGACGAGATCGACCGATTGCATGAACCAGGCGGGTAGTTGGGGTGGATCGCGCCGCTGCACCATCTTCACCCCGGCGTCATTGAGGCCGCCTTCGATGGGCGCGGGGTAATCCGCGGGAATATCCTCTCGTTTGACCGTCGGGCCGAGCAATTCATCCCCGTAAATCGAGGCATTGGCCTGTTCCCCGAGTTGCGAAATCCGTTTATTGAGAAACCGCTGCGGGGCAATCAAATCAGAGATGTAATCGTCGTTCCAGAAGCTCGTCGTGGTCGGGGTCCAGTGAAAGTCCACCAGGGGAATCGACTCGTAGGGATTGTCGCCCTCGTGGAGAATCTGCACCCCGGGCACGAAGGCGGTATAGCGCCCCCGTGGATGTTGTGCGGAGATGGGCTGGTAGCGTTCCACCACGACGGCGAGATCGGGGTCTTCGGGCGCACGCGACCCTTGAATCCGGGGAATCAGGTCTTGGAGATGCACGGATCCAGTCGGCGCCCCGAACTGGGACACATCGGTACTGAGAATGCGTACCTCGGTGGCATCCGTAATCGACTCAACGGTGGTCGCGCTGAGGTCATAATTCGCTTTGATCCAGCCGAGTGTCCGAATTTTCGCAATATAGACGGCCTGATCGGGGCTCAGATCGTCGAGCGACCGTACGGAGGCATCGACAAAGACCTGGAGCGGACTTAAGACTTCGCTCCCCACGTCTCCGGCCAGGACCATCTCCTCAACGACGGTAAAGGTCTCGGCGGGCGCCCCCTGGAGCAGCGCCTGTTGCCGCACGGACTCGGGCACCACCTCGCCGGTCTGGACCTGGGTCCACAGGAGTTCATTGGTGGCTGGATCGAACTGCGGGAGTGGTTCCATCGTCGCATCTTTGACCCAGGGCACATATTCAAACGCGACGCCGCCGATGGCCATCCACCAGAGCAGTTCCCACGTCCGGGAGGGCTGATCGAGCTTTTCGTCCAGTGCCCGGATGAGTTTATTGACCACCTCGGTTTTCCCGAGTGAGGCCGGATCTTGTTTATCCGGCCGGGCACGAAAGACGGGGGCCACACTACTGAGACGGCCCATCATCTTGTAGAGCATTTGCGCCGCGAGATTGAAGACGAGATAGAGCTTGTTCGGATCACGCTTTCGCGTAAACAGCATCCGATTCTTCGACCCGACCCAATGTTCGCCGGAGACGAAGGCGAGATTCGTCAGAATCCGCAGCTCGACCGACCCCACATCGCGTGCTTTTTGCGCGCGGAGGCGGTTGTAGTCGGTCGTGATCGTCGTCAGCGTTTCGGCCGCGGGGGGCATTAGGCCACTCCGGGTCGACCGATCGGCAGTCCAGGACGTCCGCCCGGACGGCGTCGCGCAATCTGGGGCGCGGCGGCGGACAGCCCGCCGGGTCTCGGCGGCCCGTCAGGACCCAGGGGCCCTGCGGGTCCCCTCGGGCCTCCCGCTAGCCCTGGTGGCGTCATCCCTGGTGGCGGCGCGCCGGTCAGGCCAGGGAGTGGCAGGCCCGCACCGCCGATGGCACCGCCGCTCTGGGCGAGCTGACCGACCGGTCCCCCGGGGGGCTGGCCGTGTCCGGGGCCTTGTGGCGCTCCTGGAGGCCCTTGCGCCGCGCCATCCGCAGGCGGGGCGTCGATAATCTGCACACGCGCACCCTGAATCGCCGCGGTCACTTCTGTTTCAATCGCCTTGGCCTGCAACGCCGCCTCTGGACCATACGGAATGTTTACGACCACAATCATCTGCGCGATCTCCTTCTCAATGGAGCCCGAGATGGGCATCCGGGTGATCGGCCACGGGCGTCGCGCGTGGGGGCGACGGCTCGTGGCCGTTAGGTGTCGTCGGTGGCGGGAGGCGCGCTTCCAGGGAAGCCATCTGGGCCTGGAGATGCGCCACGGTCTGTGGCAGCAAAGGATCGGGCTGCCACTTGCGCCAATGTTTGCGGACCCAGGTGAGCATGGGCACGAGTCTCCTCAAAAAGCGTCGCCAGGCTGCGGGACGAGGTTTCCCCGTCCTGCGTGGCGGTCAGGGCAATCGTCTGCATGATAAAGCGCACTTGCTGTTCGAGCGCCGTGAGGCGCGCGTCGTCGGCCATCAGGATCCTCCAAGATGCACATCGCCCGCGGTCGGCGGCGTCCGTTTTCTGAGCGGCGATCCGTACCACTGGACGGACCCGAGGTCCGGGACCGGCGGCGCCGGGCGAGGCTGCCCCCCCCGAGGATGCCGCGAGAGGACGTGTTCCAGACAATCGAGCAGGTGGTCATTGACTTTCAGGCGCGCAAAGCGTCCGGCGCTCGTGGCCTGATCCGGCCACTGGGCTGATTCTACCTCATACGGCAACAGATCCACCCACGGGGCGAGCAGAATTTGATCATGCTGGAAATACGCCCGCGCGGCTTCGGTGCGCGCTTCCCGGCCGTGGCGGTTCCCCACGAGGGAGACGCCGGCGCGGCGGCACTCCTGTTTGAACTGGGAATTACTATCCACCCAGGCCACGGGGCGCGTCCCCCATCGGGCGGCCATCTGCGCCAGTCCGGCGGTCCAGGTGCGGATCGATCCGTCCTCGGTCAGTTCCGGGAGACCGGCGACGTAGCGATAATTTGTCCATTCGTCGAGGACCACGGCCAGGCCGGTCGGGGAGACCGCGACGGCGACCGCGGCACAGTAGGTCCCGGTATCCGCGCCGAGGGTGACCGTCCAGTCCTCCGGCAGCCGGAAGTTCGCCCGGGTCATCCCACGGGTCGGGTCACGCCAGCAGGCGGGGTGCGTGGTCGGGGTGATCTGCCGCTCGCCGCGCCGATAGCGATAGACGCGCCCGAGGTAATCCCCCAGGGTCCCGAGATAGGCGATCGCAAATTTTTCACGGGTCAGGAGATGCTGGTCGCGGTCCATCGCGGCCTGGTCGAAGCTATAGGGGTTCACCGACGCCGGGATGCCGCAGTGGCAGACCCACGCGGGAAAGTCAGGGTCGTCATGCCCGTGATCGTGCAGCGTCTGCACCCACGGGCGGTCGGGGGTGGTCGGGAAGACCGCATACCCCTCGCGCACCCGGAGATTCTGGGCCACGGAGGTGAAACATTCAATCCCGGGGAGTTGATACGCCTCGCAGTAGACGTAGGCATCCACTTCCTTGCCTTTGAGCGACTCGGCGCGCTCCCAACTGCGGGCCTCGAAGCGTGCCCCATTTTCCAGTTCGAGCCACATGCGCCCGTCTTTCGGGCGATTCTGGAGCGTGCGGTAACCCTGTCCGAGGCCGCGTTCGGCGCAGAGCGCGTCCAGGAGGTACTCGAACTCCGGCGCGCACATATCGTATTCGTTCCCCACGAGATAGACGACGGCCCCGGGCACGGCGGCAAACGCCGCGGCCCAGATCCCTGCGCCGGCGGATTTCCCGGATTTATACGCGCCGAGGTCGGCCACGACGCGCGCACGCCCCTGGGGGCGGGGGGTGATCGTGCGGGCGACCACCCGTCGCGAGGGCAGGCGCACGGTCATGGTGTGGGGGCCGGTGTCATCCGGGCCAAGCACCTGTCCATCGGTGGACGCCCACCAGGCCGCTTGATGTTGAAACGGCACGAAGTCAATTTTCTCGCACAGGTATGCCCGAAAGGTGGTCATCAACCGATCGCGGAGCGCCGGGGTGACGGGTGACGCACTCATGCCACCGGCGCGGCCTCGGTCGCCACTTTCGCGAGCAGTTCGGTGTAAAACGTCGCCAGGGGGGACTCCCGTCCGGCCATCCCGGCGAGTTTCGCTTCAATCGCGGTGCGGGCGGTATCGGCCCGGACCTTCTCCGCGCCCGCGAGTTCCGCATAATTCGTCGTCCAGAGCACATACGCCAGTTCGTTGTAATGCTTCGTCAGCGCCACGCCCATCCGCTGCGGATCGGTTAGGCGATGCCACGGCGCGCCCCCGGCCACCGCATCAATCGCGGCAATCACCGCCTCCTGGCGTGGCCACGCGGCCTCATACTGCACCAGTTCCGTCTCGGTCAACGGGTCCGTCCAGAAATACTGCACCGCCTCCGGGACCGGGACCCCCGACAAGACAATCTGGGCAAACGCCACCGCCTCGTCCGCCGTCAGCACCCGGAGACCCGTCATACGCGCCCCCGGAGCCCCACCGCCGGCCGCCCCGCCCGACGCGCCGGAAAGGTAATCGTCACCTCACACGCACACACCGCCGCTAACCGGAG